TATATCTAATGCAACCTGTTTGGCGTACTGTGCGGGAGTTATACCCAAACGCTTTGATAGTGCTACCTGTGTTTGCGTTAGCCTAATTTTCTTAGGCGCTGTGCTCCGCGTAGCGGGTGCAACCACATTACTAGTCCTAGCTTTTGGTCTACGTACCTCCTGTTCATTGGTATCCTCGAATAATTCGGGGAATCTTTCTTGCATACGAGCATTTATCTGCTCGTAGTATTCATCACTTTCTGCAGAGATATTCTCTGTTTCTGTAATTTGTTTATGTAATCCTAATGCAAAAGCTGTCTCCGGTTCGTGTTTTGCATTACCGAACCATGTATTTTGTTGCCTCCACGCAACTGCTTTTGGGTCAGGGGCTGGAGGATTATTAACTGGTGATTGTACATTCTGCACTTCTGCTACAGGTTCTTCAAGAGAAGTTAGACGTTCTGACTTTAATTTTGCGTTAGTAAACCTTTCTTGAGCACTTAATAACGCTTCGGAATCACCTGACTCGTGAGCCGCTTTAAATGCGGCCTTAGCTTGTGATAGTTCTCCATCAACACTATATTTAGCTTGCGTAAGTAGCGTTTCCTGATTAGTGGCAACCGTTTCTTTAAGCGCATTATTCTCAGACAGCATGTTTTGTACTGCTCTTTGAAGTTCATCACGCTCCCGTTCCGCTGTCTCCTTTGCTCTACGCTCATCGTGATATCCCTTACTAAAATGCTTAATTCGGTTTTGCACACTTTTACCGTAATTAGCCAACTCTTCTTCAGTAACATCTTCAGGCGGCTCAGACGCAGCGCGATCTCTGTCTCGTTCAGGGGTATCATCAATAACCTCTATTTCAGGTTCAGGGTCTTGTATTTCTTCAACAGCTTTTTCATTACCCGAAAGATCAACTTCTATTTCACTAGAAGGTTCAATTTCTATCTCTGTTGTTTCTTCTTCCCGCTCATCAGGAAATTCAAACTCTACTTTTTGGAATGCCATGATTAGTCCTTACGCTCGTGATATACCATATGGATCTCGTACAACTGCTTCAATAGAGTCATCATTCATAAGACGATATTCTGTATCCGCTATCTTAAATCGCGTACCTGAATTAGCACGGAACATAACATAATCGCCCCGTTTACACCAAGCACCCGTAGGAAAGCGGTCTTTATCGGCGTATGCCTGACCCCCCATATCCACAACCAATCCTATTATCGACATAACATGTTCCTCATGTATCGTTTTGGACGACTTCACAAGGTCAGTATCTTCAAATGTCTCTTTTATCTGCGGAAGGGCTATAAGCACCCTATACCCCACAGGAAGAGGCAGCATATCTTCTAACTGCTCTTCAGTTATATCTTCAGCTTCACTCATCATCATCTTCCATGTAATTACGCGAGAGGTCTTCTACTGTTCGCATACAGGTTTCCAGACCTCGAATGTAACCTGCTGTTTCTTTATACTGGGAAAAATCTTTAGCGCCACCAGATGCGAGAGATTCTACCGCAGAGGATCTATCTTCTTCAAATTTTTTCTTTAGTACCTGAAAGATAGTATCTGCCATTATTCTTTATTAGTATCCTGAATAGCTTTTAAAATATCCATATCTCTTTTGTTTTTCTGGGTTTCTGTCTCTAATGCTAGTTTTACTCCTGCTTTTTTAGCATCTAACTCTAATTCTTTCTCATCCAACTTTAACTCTTGTGCGTCCATCAAAGCATCAACTACATCTTTCTGTTGTTTACGTTGTTGTTCTTGTGCTTTTAATTGTAGGTCTGCAGCGTCTTTCTGTGCATTCTGTTGTATTTCTTGAGCTTTTAGTTGTAATTCTTGCTGTTGCATCTGAATTACAGGATCTTGAGCTTTCTGCTGGGCCTGTTGTTGAGCTGCCTGTTGCTGATGTGTTTGAGTTAACTGCTGCCCTGCTTGTGCAACAAGTCGTGCCAGAGGTACTTCCACCTCCTTCGGTAACGGATCGTTTGGTGCAGGTAACGGTGCACCAAGCTTCTCTTCTAACTGCTGTCTGTACAAGAACCCATAGTGTTCCATCAAGTGCGCCTGTAATGACCCCATGATACGTTGTGCTTGTGGGTTCTGCCCAAGAGACGCAGCAATCATAGGATCTTTCATAAAGGCTTCATGGGTAGTGATGTGTGCTGCATGATCTTGGTATATAAATGCTTTCAACGGTTTACCCACTAACGCATTCATATTCTCACTAACCGGATCAACTGGCTCGGCATCTTCGGGAGTAGGAACAAGCTTTTCTGCGTTCTTTATTCCCAATACTTCTATCATCTGCCTGTGTAATTGCGGCAGGTTATATATCTGGGGTGCAGCCTGTGCCATTTGCAGAACAGCCTGATACTGTACTACCCGCTGTGCCATCGTAGAACTATTCGGGTCACTGACAGGAATGACATCTACCAAGGCATAGTCCATCTGCCTCGCGCTTATCTCTCCACGATCAGGCTGATACCCATACTCACTGGGTGCATATTCTGCCATTATCGCTTTAAGAAGCTTGAATTCCTGCTTCATTGCGTAGTGGACACGCGCCTGAACTGCCGCCATTGGCTTCAAGGTACGCTCTAATAACGCCAAAGTAGTACCTACAGGTGCATTAGCCGACATATCAGACACATTCATGTCAGATATAGCCCCTAATCTACGGCCTTCTTTCGTTATATTGTCTAATAACTGCAGTAGAGTCTGACTAGGTTCTTTATAAGGAAGTGGCATGATGTTGTCTTTAATACTGCCAGACGGTACATCCACATCCTTGAATTCTCCGGGTTCTATAGGGGTATCGTCCCCTTTTATACGCAAACCACGGGATTTTAACCCTCCCGGCAGGTTAGCTAACGTCCCTGCGTCCACAAGTTGCCGTATAATGGAAGTACCTGCACGGGCGTACCCCCCTACGATGTGGATAAGTCCAAGGCCATAGAAGCCAAATCCGGGCACATATACATAATGTACGAAATGCTGGCGTTTTAGCTGTAAAGAGTCATCAGGGTTCCAGTTCCTTCTTATAGAAAGTACCGTATTACTGCCTTTCTCTATAGTAATTACATAAGGTTTGGCAAGATCTTCCTCGTCATCTATACCTTCAAGGTTAGTAGTGGCATGAACCTCATAAATAGCGTATCTATTGTCATCGGTCAGGGAAAAACCATTATCTTCGGCCTTTCTTTCCTCAATATCGGTGTGATACGGCTGCGGATCACCTAATTCCACGTCTTTATAGAAGCCACTGGCCTGTAATCGACGTAATTCGTTCTTGGTTTTACGCATAATATGCGTAACCCGCTCTGCACTCTCTATATTAGAGGCACCGTAAGGCACGATGACATCTTCTGCGGGTATGTACATAGCGCACTGTCGGCCCATATTCGGGTCGTAGTACACTTTTTTGAAGGCTGACCCTGCTAAACCCAGACTGTAGAGCAATCTTTCGTGTTCTGACCGATATTCGACCATTTTTTCGGTCAATTCGTAGTTCATATCCGCTCTAACGCGGTCTGCAGCTTCTAATGTGTCTTTATCTTCCTCTCCAATGACCTTTGTGCGTACTGGCCCTGCTGCGGGAAAGGTTTCACTCATGGTTTCTGCCTGAAAACGTATGGCAGCTTCCGATAATACGGTTGAAAAGACTCCACAAGCCCCTTCCCAAGGCTCAGAACGCTCTTCATACTTGAATCCAAGGACATCCAAGCCCTTCACAAAAGTCTCTGCCCATTCTTTTCGGGCATCTACATCTGATTCTACAAGCTCTACAAGCTCATTCGCCATGATCGAAAGCTGGTCATCCTCTAAAAACTCTGCCAGATTCGCATCAAAATCAGCCATATCCCCAATATTAGCGTCAGGGACAAGCGTTATCTCCATACTACCGTCATCCAGCGTTACCATATCTGGATTGACAATATCTATCTCCAACGCTGATTCAGACCCAGCCGCTTCTTCCAGCCCTTCCGGTGCTGCGTACAAACCTTTCTCAATAGCCATTAGTAATACCCACCTCGGTTCTGTTTGAAGTACCGGATCTCTTCCGGTTCATCTGTAGGTAGACGGATAAAGCCGCCTTGTCTGAACCTCATTAATGCCATAACAGTACTATCCACAAGGTCATCATGGCTCATAAACGGAAACCCTGCAATCTCTTCTATTACTTCTTCTGCCCATCTTGTCACAGGCATCCACACCATACCTGAAGCCACAATATCCGCAACTGAATTCAATCGCGCAAGTTTATCACCAGACCCCCTATGAGGGGTATACTCCTGTACAGGAAGTCCCATCCGACGCATCTCCTGATACAACGCCGTACCTGCACTCTTCTTCTCCACAATAAACGAGTCTGGCTCCCACTCACTATACTCCTCCATCGCGAGATCTTTAAGTTCAGGAAACTCCAACCGTTTCTTAATACTGTTCAGCAAAACTATGTGGTACGCATTCTCCTCTTCATTGAAAAACACCCCCCATGTGGTCAGCGCAGTATAGTCAGCGCGATTATGGGTTTCCGCTGCGGCATCCAGTGACATAATAATATATTCACATGCGGGCGGCGACTCCTTATCCCACGACTGCCACCACTCACGTTTGACCAGTGCGGCTTCTTCTGCTGTCGGTTCCTGCTGATACTGAGCATTCCACTGAAACGCTGGCATGGATGCTTTTGTTCGTGATAACGCCTCAAGGTCAAAGAACTCAGGCCAGAGAGGTTTCTGTACTGCTTTACCTTTCTTATCAACCAAATCAAGAATAGCCGGGAACTCTACAATCTCATACTGGTCAGAACGATCATTCTGCACCATGTCCTTAGTCACCCTGCCCGTCAGGTCATCCATGTGCCATCTTGTCTGAATAATAGCGACACGGCCTCCGGGCATCAGACGAGTACGCGCCCCGAAGGTAAACCATTCGTAGGCTTTCTCAAACACCTCAAAGTTACCGTTAATCACGTCCTGCTCTGAGTGCGGGTCATCAACCAGCAGCAGATC